TTGCAAGGGTTGTAGATTTCCCTGTCAACGCCACACTTTCTGTTAACGCTATTGTTAACACAATGGAAGCCCAAAACTTAGCCTCAATGATCAGCGGTTGTGGTGAAGACAACAGAAGAGACGTTACACTAACTCTTGAAGAGTGTGGTATCAACAAAACAGGAATGAGCATCCTACTTAAGGGTTGCACAATTGATTCTGAAAGTTACTCTTCAAGTATCGGTTCTAACAAGAGCGTTGACATTACCTTTTCTACCCAAATCGGTGGAACGAGAGACCAAAACAACGGCATCTTCGTTAGCGGAAGCAACTCAACTCCGATGTTCGTCCAACCTTAATCATTATAAAATCAAACATTCTTAAAATATGTCAAGAAACAGAGTAATTTATCAATCGGAATCCCTTTACGTCAGTAAGGACGCGGGATCAGCAGCATCTGGAGACCACCATGAACTCATCAGGGTTCAGAGTGCTAACTACGGATTTAGTATTAACAGACAGGATGTAAACCAGTATGGCAACCTTGCTCGTATTGACTCTCTAGTTCTAGAAGCTCCTACGGTCAATTTCGACTTCTCGTATTACGTTGGAGATGGTTTTAACGAAAAAGCCTTAGGGTTCGACGTTACATCATCCTCTCAGTTCCCAAGTGGATTCCTAGAGACAACAAGCGGTAGAAACTTTTACATCCTTACCTCTGATGAAGGTCAAGACTCAGTAACTTTTGCAAACGGAGATCCGTACAGTGTTATTGGAATTGGAAACGCATTCTTAAGCGATTATTCAGTTGACCTTTCTGTAGGAGCGCTTCCTACTGCTACAGTCTCTTTTGAGGCTGCTAACATCAACTCAAGCAACGGAACTATAGCTGGAGATACTTTCCTAAGTCTACACGCAAGTGGAGAAAGTCCTGCTATCGACATTGCAGAAGGAGATCCAATTGGACAGACAGTTGAGCTTCTCAGACCTAGAAATACAGGTCAAGACGGTCCAACTGCATTGAGGCCTGGTGACATTTACATCACATTCCCAGGTTTTAACAATACAAACGGAGGATTAGCTAAAATTGATGGTGCGGGTAAATTCCACCTTCAAAGTGCTAACTTATCAATGCCTCTTTCTAGATCACCAATCGAAAGACTTGGTTCCAAATTCCCATTTGCTCGCGTTGTAGACTTCCCTGTTAACGCTTCTCTTAGCGTTAACGCTATCGTCAGTGAACAAGAAGCCGCTAACTTGGCAAGCCTAATTTCTGGCTGCACAAGTTCTCAAGGTGAGGTTCAAGTCACAATGCAATCTTGCTCAGGCACAAATTCAATGGTATGGAACCTTAAAGGAGCTACTCTAGATTCAGAAAGCTATTCATCTAGCATTGGATCAAACAAGACTGTTGATCTTACCTTTGGAGTACAACTTGGAGGTGTTGATGACACCAATAACGGTATCATCTGTAGTGGAGCTGGTAATTCCAGACCAATCTTTACTCTTCCTGCTTAATTTAAAAGAAAACCTATAAAGTAAAAGCCCCGCGAGAGCGGGGCTTTTTTGTTGTTCAACACAACACGTTAACACTAAAAGTAATTATTTAACCATCTATTCCTGATACCTGTCTTGGCTCTGACTGATATACATTATACTTAGCAACAAGATCGTTTAAAGTAGACTTAGCGTCATTAGCTAAACCCCTGATTACTTTCGCTGTTTCATTTTTATTTGCGAATGTAACCCTACTCTCTCCATCGCTAATCGATGCCACCTCTTCTGTCGAGGTAGCAGAAGCGTCCATAATGCCTCTTAAAGCGTTTCTGGTCTTCTTGGAGTAGTAATGATGCAGATATACTTGTTTGTATATAGCTTGCGCCTCAGAATCCAAATTTGAGCCTTCTAGACAGTAGGAGGTATTTATCAAACTATTTAAAAGACCAAGGTTTGCTTCTAGCCAGGAAAGAATCGATGGCTCTGTATTTAAACAAGGATCGTTATCGAACTCGTTCTCCATTAATTCACTGGCAATATCTTTTAATACTTCCATTTATTAAATTTCTCCTAAGATTTTAATTGTCTCTGCGTGTTGAGGGTTATTAGGGTCTAATTTGATTGCGTTTGTCTTCGTAGGCATTACGTTTCTCATATTATTTCTATTGTAAGACTTAAACTCGTTTCTAAGCGCCCCTTTAAGCACTGGCCCAGATTGATATGGATTCATACCAACTCTATAAGCTAAATCTTGTAGCCCAGCCTCACTAAGACCTTTAAGCTTCTCTTCAAATACGTCTAACTCATTAGTACCAAACGGATTAATCTCGTCAACACCAAGGATAGTTTCAAGCTCTGCCATTTTCTTTGTAAACTCAGGCGTTCTTGTTTGGTTATTAGCTTTCATTTCATTAATTTCTTCAACTAGACCTTTTTTCTCTGGCTTCTCTTCTGAAACAACACTTTCCTTAACTTCTTTAGCAGCTTCATCTACAGCAGTAGATTTGATTTGCTTTTTCTTTGCTTTTTTGGATGATTTCTTCATAGGGTTTTTTTGTATTTCTGCAGATTCGTCTGAACTTTCGACGCCATACGATACATGCATTTTATTTGATTCTTGTTCTTCCATATCTCTATAATATGTTTATCTTATGATATTTACACAAAAAAAGACCACTCCGTTAAGAGTGGTCTTAAAAATTTATTTTTTAAATTTATATTAGAGGTTAGAAGCAATGATTCCAGCCAATGCACGGTTATCAAGAACCATACGACCTTCTTCGATGCCACCAAACCAACCGATCTTCTTCTGACGGATGCTGTACTGATCGTCAGCAGTCAGATTGAACTCGGAACCATTCTCTTCGTCGACGGCTACTGCCTTAACGAGGGAATCGCGTCCGCGATCAAGACCAAGCATGATTTCGTCAGCAGCTCCATTAAATACTGCGCCGCCAGTTCCATCAGCCTTGCTGTATGAAGTTGCGCCAGCAACGGTATCAAAGATTGTGTTGAACTTCTGGTTACGACCAAGCTCATTTACATCCATGATGGAGATACCATAGAAGTCAGGAAGACCACCACCAGCTTGATAAACAGAAGAACGCATGCCTTCAGTTCCGTATCCGTCGTCATTACCTTTGGTATTGATTGGGTTGTAAGCCATCTCACGAAGAGACTTAACTGCCTCTGGAGAGACCATGATGTCAGTGATACCACGACGTCCGCCTTCAGGAGTACCTTTGTTCCAAGCTGTGTTGATACGCTTAGCGCGTGTCAGGAGCTCGTTAAGGTCGTCGAGGAGGAAAGTACCGTCTGTAGTAGCGCGGAAAACGTGATCCTTGCCGTTTGTAGTAGCGTCAGCAACTGCACCCATGATAAGGTTAGCTGAAGTACGCTCTTGCTTAAGAAGGATTTCTTGAGCCATACGAGTGAATGTCTTGCTGATTACGTCCATGCGGCTCTTGGCTGCATAACGACGATCAAAACTTACAGCAGTATCAAGTGAGTAAGTTGCGATTTTAAGCTCAGACACAGTAGGGATAACCTGGTTTTGTGGAAGACCACCAGCAGCGCTGGTGCTATAAACTTGCACATAGTCCTCGTCAGTTACGTCATAGTACAGATCCAACGGAATCGAAGGATTGTCCTCAGAGTTGAACTGGAGAGGGGTGAAAAGGTTACTGACTACTGGTGCATTGTTGATGACTTCAGCGATAACTGGACCGATGAATTCAGCAAGTGCGACTTGTGCCTCGTAAGCAACCGAGCGGTTCTTAGAAGCCATAGCTTTAATAAGCTCGATTTGTTCTGGTGTTCTTTTAAGAGAAATTTTCATATTTATATATTTTCTAGTTATTTGTTAAGATTACAGACCAAGAGCAACAACTGCGTAATCGCCTTCCCAGGAATCGGTAATGGTTCCGCTTGAGCGGCTTCCAGTTCCAATTACTGTACCTACTTTTTCGGCTGCAGTAGCTGCACACGCAGCAACTTTACCAGCTGCACCAAGTGCGATGCCGCCTCCTACTACAAGTGCGCCATCATAGGCTGCAGATGTGATAGTAAAGACTCCGCGAGTAGCAACAGGAACAGCTTGTCCTGGAAGTACTGAGCCGAGCTCTTCAGCTTTCACTGGGTTGTAAAGAAGCTTCTCGCCGTTCTCGTCAGCCTTTGCAGTTTGACGTAGAGTGATTCCAAGAAGTGACTCACCGCTAGCAGCAGGAGCACACTCAAGGTTTACACTTGGGTATTGAGCTTTAATGAACGGATAATCAGTCTTACCGAGGTAAGAATTGTCTGAGTAACCAACTGGGTCCTTGTCGAAGTCTCCTGCGGAGACCTTAACAAATACACCAGCATCACCAGCACCTGTGTCCGTAGTGGACGCATTGACGCTAGCACCTTCAAGGGCGAAGAGATTGATTACATCATTCTCGTCGTATTGTCTAAATGGTAGAATTCTAAGTGACATATTATTTTATTTTTTTGTTAAATTATTAAGAAATTTCGATATTACTGCGATCAAAAGCTGCAGAAAACTTTTCTTTGATTGTTTGTTCGGTGCGTGAAGAGCCTTCGTTTGAGTTTGCAATTGCAGCTTCGGTTGTCTCTGCGCCGTCAAGGATTTCCTCCTCGGTTTTGCTTGCGATAGCCTCTTCTGTTGGCTCAGAAGTTGGTTGAGAAATTCTCTTCTCTACCTCTTCTTGAATGCGAGCCTCTACTTGCTTTTCAAATTCAGCTTTGGCTTCCTTGCTCTTGTGCTTCCAGAGTACAACGAGCTTTTCTTCGAATGAAGCGAAAGCCTCTTCTGCTGCGTCGATATCTTTAAGTTCTTTAGCAAGAAACTCCTTGTCTTCGTCTTCAAGATCAAATTTTTGATCCAGAACGTCCATTCTCTCGTTGAAACGAGCAACTGCCTGTTCAGCTTTTTGAGCTGATTCAAATTCGGCAATTTTTGTCTGTGCCTCATCGAATTTAGACTTTAATTCTTCGACTGAAGATTTAAGTTCCGCATGTTCGGTGGCTACAGCCTCTTTTTCTTCTTGTGCTTTGGTAAGTTCTGCACGGAATTCCTCGTCTTTTTCCTTGATAGCATCAGCAAAGGTGCTAGTCATGGAGGCGATTGCTTCCTGTGAGAACTTCTTGTCGGCCAGAAGATCCTTCAGTTCGTCGATAACTTTTTCGGTTTCCATAGAATTATTCTTTTTAAGGTTTACATTAGTTTTTTCACTTTGTGAAATATTTTTATCTCTTTTGTCTTTTATTACAATAGGGTTTTCGTTGTCTGGCTTCATGTAAATACCTTTAACGTCTGCCGCTGGATTGGTTGTATAGCCAATCCCCAATGGATAAATCTTTCCTGTGATGAGCCTGTTTACAGTCTCACCCTTGTCTGTTTTGCCGCTTCCACCAAAGGAACGAAGGCATCCGACCATTTCTTCCATCTCTTCAGGATCAGAGATTATTCTTGCTTCTTCGACATATTCACTGCCAACTGCCAGCACGAAATCAGAGAAACCAACCTCCCAACTTGTCGATATGCTGTGATACATACCTTCCCTAGGATCAACTGATTTTTCTATAGCTTCTGCAAATGTTGAATTAGCTGATTTATAAACCAAAGCACCAAGAGCAATATTAAATGGTTTTGTATAACCTTCAAGCTCTTCAGCTTCCATGATTCTACTTGTTCCGTATTCGCTCCAACCTGCGCTAGCAATATGGCCTACGATTTTATCTTTATCGTGCTCTATGTTTGTAGGCTTATGTACAAAGTTTTTTGTATATTCAATAGCTGTTTTAGAATCTATTCCATCACCATTTTTATTGAATTTATTAACGACTGCAGCATTAAAGGCTACTCCAAGAAGATCAATATTATCTTCGAAGTTTACGCCGCTAGGAATAAGAGACTCTAAATTGTCTAAAGAAGCCTTAGATATAAAGGACCCTCCACCGATATCACAAGAGAAGACTTCCGCTTCAAATGTAGCTGTATATTTATATTTAGGCTCGCTCTTCTTCTTTCTTTTCATTACTATGATATAAAATTGCTGCTGAGTAATTATCTAGTTCGTGCTTAGCTGATATCTCTAAAATTTCAGGCAAGACATTAAGTTTTTGAATCTCTTCCAGGTTAGATACACAAGAAAGAGCGGTTTGTGTCCAATTTTCAATGTTTGTGGAACAAACTACTGCCTCGCATAGGCTATCAAGCATATTTTCGTTATTTTTTGTGAATCTTTTTATTTTTAATTCCTTCCTCATAACTTTTTTAATCTTTGCTCTAGCGGTTTCGAGTTCCTCTATTGTTGATTGAATGTTTTTCCTTGAATATTGTGCTTGAGAATTTTCTTGTGGTATTCCAGACGTCCCCTCTGGTCTGCCAGCTTGTCCACTGGGACCTTGATTAACTTCAGACTCTGGAGACTCAATCATCGGGACTCCCCCAACAATAGGGTTGTAAAAACCTTCTTCTCTTTCCTCAATAAACTTCTTTTGAGCTGGAGAGAGATCTTCAGGCTGCGGGAACTTTCCTGTGTTAAACATCTCCATGCCCTGTTGAGGCGTAATAACTCCAAGCTCCATTAGTCTTGTAGATACCCTCATCAATTGAGTCTCGTCTCTCATATCGATATCTTTAAAAACAGCTGTCGGATAAGACCTGAATCCCAACTCTTTTGAAACTCTCTTCATTTCTTTTTGCAAGAAGTCTGCAAGAAAAGCATTTCTCGCTTCCTTAAGTCTATCGATAAATATTTGAGCCTTTACTTGGGTAGCTCCATATTTCTCTTCACCAACAATAACATTTTGAAGCCCTTGTTTGATATCCTCGTTTAAAACTTTGTATTTTTCAGAACCTAGTACTTTATTTAAATCTGGAATAATGAACTCTGCTTTTGTTGTATAATCTGAAACTAATACCCTTCCCACACTCTCGTTTTTAAATAAACTCTGCATTGCGTTTAGATTTTGGGCGTTAATTCCTCCCTTGTCTGGCTCTGCCCCCATGGTTATAAGCAATATTACATTTTCTATTGTTCTTGTAATAGCTTGATCCATTTTCTTGAGTTCCATCTTAGCATTGATATCTTCAAGTACTGGATAACCGAAAGGTATGGCGAAAGGCTCGTAATCTTGTTTTTTATAAAAAGAATGAGACACCTTCATGGGGTCTAGTTTGATTTTTAAACCATCGGTATTATAATTTCCCTTTTTAACACTTTCTTTTACATCTTCAGGAAGAGAATCGAATATTTCCTTATCTTCCTCTGTTGATGGGTTCTGAAGTCTTGACATTTCATACTCAGAGAGTATTTTTTCATAAGCTCCGTCATTGAAAGCTGAAGCTCTAGTAGCTACAATATCATAAGGATTCATCAATATGTAACGTATAGGTACTTTGTTTTTTGCTCCGTTAGTTGGGGCAATTGATTTAATCAGTTCCGCAAAGTCGTCAGCCTTAAACTTGCCATCCAGCCTATACAAAAATATATTTCCACTTCTATAATATTCTCTGAAGTATTGATCTTTAAGGTTGCTCAGGTTAATTTTTTTAAACCACTCCGCAAAGAAGTCCCTGCTTTTTTTTGTTCCGCCCTCTAGGAATAAGTCGGTATTAGCAAACTCCGACATAATGTCTACAGCATTTCTGAATACTGAAACATTCGCGTATGCTTTCTTGCAAAGTTCTATAGCGTCCCTTACGTTAACCCCATCTGAAGCGTAGTCATATGGCAGAAGACCTCCTCTTATGCTTGAGAATCTGTCTGGCTTAACATTGTATGCAGCCCTGTTAAACCTAGTAGCTCCTTTACCAGAAGAAGTAACCCTTGAACAGGCTGCGTTAGAACTAGAATTGTAAGACGCGTCAGAAGTATAAAAAGGATCTCCCATCATGTCTGGAGAAAAGCCTTCTTGTGGTTGGCTGGGTTTCAATTCTTCTTTGTTATTAAATTTACCCCAGTAGTCTGATTTTTTTGTATATTTCCTCTTTGCCATAAAAGATTATACACTCAAAAGTATAAAGTTAAAGTTATAACTTTTAAAAGTTTAACTTTGTACAATTTAATCTAAAAACATAGGAGTGAATGTCTCTTGGTTAGTGGCGATATTATCATCCATCATATCATAGAATACATGCATCATCCAATTGCCAAGTATTAATGCGGAATAGGAGTCTTTCCTTGCCTTATCTGCCCCACTTTGTTTTCTTAAGTTTAATGGTAAGTCAAAGCTTTGGGTTCCTTGTGTTGAGGTTGAAACTTGTACTAAAGCGCACTCTACTTTAATCAAATCCATCATATCTTTTTGGTGTTCCACAAAATCAATCATTTTAGAAGGTTCAGACTTGTTTTCGTAATTTCTTAAGAATGTTAAATCCTTGATTGGTATCTTTGCCTTTCTTTGTCTATTGTAATCATCATTCATTGCCATTCCAGCAAAGTAAATTCTCTTGTGATCGAATGCTGCTTGCAATAACTCGTTTGCATACCTTATCCATTTAGATGTTGGCTTCCTAAGGAATACATAAGTATTTGTTTCTTTGTTATATTGTCTTTTTAAACCTCTTAAGCCCTTTTCGTATTCTTGGTGGTCATCCAAGTCGGAATCTACTAAATTCAATTTTAAATTATTCTTTTTAAAGATTGTACTCTCGTTGCATGAGTTTAAAAACTGAACTCCACCGTTATAGTCACCAACTATGAAAACAATATTAAAGTTCTTGATTAAATACGCCATATAAGTTATATGCGTTTTAAGATTTGCTCCAGGCAAAGCGTAACTATGCACTATAGTGCCTTTTTTAGTATCCCTGTTTAATTTAATCAGTAAAATAGCGAAATCGTCAGAGCCGTCACTTTCAGACCAAGATGGGTCAAAGGATAATATATATTCATCCTGTGGTACACCAACAACCTCTACCGATTGCCCTTCTCCATCTTCTATGGTACACTCCTTCATCTTACTCACCTTGAAGTAACCAGAGCTATCATCTGTAAATACAGCCATAAACTCTCGGTCAAATTGAGATTGGCTCATTGTCGCTTTTGCTTGATCAATAAGGTTTTGATCATAAAGTTGTTGTGGAGCACAGTCATAACTAAAGTGCATTATGGTTCTATGAGCCTTATCTTGCTCGTTTTCATTAAGAATCAATGACTCATATTGACAATACATCTTATATAAATGTTCGAATCTATAAGAGGCAGAAGATAAACCAATAATTTTGTTGTTGGGCCATTTAGTCCTGTCCTCTTCTTTCATTTTACCCTGCTCTATCATTGTTGTCTCGAGATCATATGTCTCTTGTCTTTCAGTAGGGTTTTTAATAACAGAAAGGAACGGCATAATAACCTCATTCAATACCTTTTCAGGCATAAGAAGAAGCTCATCAATAATCATCCTCTCAAAACGGAAACCACGGAGCTTTTCTCCATCACCTAATGGTAGAGCTGTTATCTTACTAGATCCAAGTTCCATAACCCATTGGTCGTTAGCTTTGGATACTCTGGTAATGCATTGAGAAAGGAACTCGGCTTTTGGACTCGCGGCTATCTCTTCCATCTTAGTAAATATCATTTTTGACTGTCGAAAAGACTTAGATATAATTCCAATGTGAACACCTTGGTTCATTATAGCGTCTAATAGCGCAAAAACGGCCGTAGAGAAGCTTTTAGACATTCCACGACTCCATATGCCTAAAAAGTAATCGGTCTCCATCATGCCCTTAATAGCCATGTGCTGGAAGGGGAACAATCTCACCCCTGTTATAAACTCTGCAGCGAAAGATGGATTTTGTCTAAGGAATTTATAAAACAATAATTTTGCTTCATCTTCCTCTAGATAACCCTCTATCTCTAAAATCTCCTTATTAATGTCAGGAAACCTATTTCTTGATTCTTGAATACCTGTTGTCCAGCTCATATTTATTTTTATTTATTTTTATTAGATATACGCTTAGACCAGAAATATTCTACGTCGGTATTCCAAAGTTTTTTCCCTAGCATTAGTATTTTAGGAATTAACTCTATACTGTTAGTTCTAGAGCCAGAAAAAACAAATTGACAGCAATCCTTATACTGTTTTTGTATTTCTCTCATATTATGATAAACATAGCTGAGTTTGAATTTCTTATAGCTCTTCTTATTGATGTCCTCCATCTCATCAAAGCCGTTCTCCACAACAACAAACATGTAAGAGCCTAAACTTCTGCATCTATCAAGCTCCTTACAGAACCTAGCATAACCAGTTGTTATAGTTCCGCAGAAATCTCCAAAGGATTTCCTGTCTACTGTTGTATAATCATAATTACTAGCCTCTACAGAATAATCACCGACGTCTAATTTATATTTTTCACTGTTTTTGAAGCTCAAAGGTTTTTGCTCTCTAGTGTCTATCAGTATTTTTACTTTAGAGTAATCATTGTTAAATTCTTTTGGCAAATTTTTATTAAACAAGGGTTCTATCCCACATTGTTTGCATGCCTCTGTGTAGCTGCCAAAATGTTTTTTATAAATATCAATTGGCGGCAATCCAGATGTGATTAGCTCCAACTGCGTTGGGCCATAATCCAAACCTTTTTCTTGCACCCTATGAACAAGGAGTTTAGCAATATATTCTTTAACTTCTTCATCTGGAGATTTGTTTATCCACTCCATTAGTTGTTGCGGTTGTGAAAAATCCTTAAAGAAGTAATCGTCGTAATTCTTAAAAGGCAATAAATCACCAGTTAGTTTGTTTTTTCTGCGATAATTGCGCACATAGTAATCACCAAGCATCACACCATGCTTCTTAACGTGAGTATGGAGCCCCCTAAGGCTCTCAAACTCTTTCTGGCACTCCTGACACTTAAATAACATCGTCCTGGCTTATACCTAGAATTCTAGCTTTCCACTCAGTCATGCCCTCAATCCTCTCAGCTTCTTTTTTGACTGTTTGTTTTTGCATTTCAGCAATCCTCACCATGTTGTCTCTTTCTTCTTTCTCTTGAAATAATTGAACTATTGATAAAATAGAAGCATTATCCTTGGTCTTGTTTTTCATTCTTTCAGACCTGTCACCTTGTAACTTTTTGGTTAAGCTTTCTATTCTATTCTCACACTGGTGATATTCTGAACTTTTAGCTTTAATGATTTCCGCAAGCCTCACTGACATCTCTGTTTGGTCGTCCGCAACGTCGAACATATCGTTAAGCTTGTTCAAATGTTTGCTTACAACCTCCAAATTGATTATCTCTTTACACACGTTGAGGTAAAGGTTGATTTCATCAGCAGTTAAATCGGGTTTGTCCCATATTAAACGAATAAATTCTTGTTCAAATAAAGTTCTGTCGCTTGTGTCTAAATAATTATTCATTATCTTCAAAAAACGAGAATTATTAAGATGAATACCAAGCTTATCGACACATATTTGATATTGCCTATTGATTTTTGACTCTTCAAGGTTTAAACCTACAGCATCGTTTATCTTTTTAAGAATTCTACTAGCAGCTTTCGGCGCAACGTAAGAATCCAAAGCCCCACTATCTTGTGAAGGCAAGAAGTCTGGGTTTACTTTTTTAATATGGTCTAATACAGCTCTCTGCTCTAAGCTTAATGGGTTAACACGCTTATCTGGAAACAACAACTTAGCTATAGCCAGTGAAGATAGACTATCTTTTGCCTGATTTATTATAAATTCTTTCTGCTCTTTTGTAAACTTGATCTTTTCCTGCTTAGGCTTAAATGATGTCTTGAACTCTATCTCGTTTTCAATCAAAAATTTACGTACAAGCCTACCCTGTTTACTTCTTCCGTCTAAACTGTCGTCTTTAAAGCACTCCTTAGTAAGTAGATTTAAATCTTGCATTTTTTTGGCGTTCTCCTTTAAGAAATCCTCCTGTTCTTTATTTAACTCCATTTTTTAATCTGTTTTGTTAATTATGATGTCGTAATCTTTAATTATCTCAGCCGCCTTTCTCATGAACATCTTTTTTAGGTTTTTAACCTGCCTATAGCCAGCCTTACGTTTTTTCTCGTTAGTCTTATAACCCATGAACTCAGCAACGTCTTCTTCTGATGACTTTTGAAAGAATAACATGTGATAAGCTATGTAATGAGTCTCCGTTAAGTCTTTTTTCATGTAATCATTAAGCTTCAAGATACACGAATCAAAACAAACATCACTATCGGCACTTTTACCCATTTCATATGTATGATCTTCAGCAGATACGGCCACTTTCAAATCAAACGCTACTTTTTTTGTCTTCTCCCAGTTTTTAAACTTATCACAACTACGATCTTGTACTTTACTAAATGTATACGAGCAAGCATCATCACCCATATTAAACTCACAGGTAGTGCAGGGCCTCATATAGTTACCATAATGATTCCTAACCAAATTTCTTATCTGATTAGTAACAATTATGTTTATCCAAGGCT